GTTGCTGGTAGGGTTGGCCGTCTCTAAAAATTCAACGGTAGGATCTCCGATAAGAGCGCCGCGGCCCTTTAACGAGTCGAGTTCCTCCTGTTCGTCAATGAGTATGCTCTGCTGGAGGCTCAGATCCATAGTGCTGTCGATCTGGGTGCCGTGGCGGCGCTGGAAGCCGTTAGTAATATACATAAGCATACGGATATTAACGTCGAAAATGTAGCGCGCAACGCCGTCGGAACCGTACTCGTAGTAGGCTGTGTGAGGTCCCCAGAGCACCCAGAGGCCACCCCAAAATACTGCGGTAGTAATTCCCTTTGAATTGAGTTCGTTGCCGTCCTGCTGATCGAAGCCCTCATTTTCAGAGCTGACTCCAAAATACTGAGCGGTACACATGATCTCTTTATTGGACGGGCTCTCCATTGGAATACTGTCATGACTGTTGTCAACTCGCTGCATTGTGACGGTTGCCTGAGTGCTCAGGTGGTACGCTTTGCCAGCATACTGAACCTGCGGCCAGTAAACCTTCGAAAAACCGTTGTTGTAGCCGTTGCTGTCAGCCCACTCCTCGGCTTTTTTGAGCGTGTCAATGGCAGCCTTTGCCTTGCTGTCGTAAATCGGTAAGTCAGCATTTACGAAAGCGTCCCAGTGGCCGTTTAATTTCTGAACGGCCGAGATCATAGCCTTGTAAACGTCTGGATCTTCACTCCAGAACGGCGCAGCCAGAATGTTGAGCACGGCGTTGAACATGGTGTAGAGCTTGGAGAGAGCCTGCAGTCCGGTCCTCTTGCCGGAGGCTGTAACGCTTCCGATAATGTCGCTCTTGGTTACGAGAGACGGATCCACCTCTGTGAATGAAGCCTCCACCGTGCCGGTGATAGGATCGGCGTCACTCAATGACTCAATGACTACGGCACCTTTGGTATAGTTGTAGTCAAGAGAGTAGTCTGCACCCAGTACCTTGTCGGAGAGTGCAAAGGTGTCAAGGATAATTGTGTCAGTCACATACTCGGCGCGGCCATTCTTGAATGTGAGTTCGACGGTTGTCTTGACGTCTTTCTGGTGGACGGCCGGATCTAATACGTTGATGATATAGATCGGCCCCACGTTTCCGATTGTGTTCGCAAAATGGCAGTCGAACGGCTCGCATAATGTGAACTTGTCCCAGTTGCTCGAGTAGCCGACTGTTGCCTGCGTTTTTGGCATGTTTTCCAGCTTGATCGGTGTGTTAATCAGGCCCTTCTCCTTATAACCTAAAACAAGGTTAATAGGTGCGGTTCCGATGTATGCCACAACGGTGTCAACCTGAACGGCGCTTTTTACTTTATCGTTTCCGATCTCGCCGTAAGCTCCGTGTTGATAGCTCATCTGTAAATCACTCCTTTACAATAATTTTTCATAGTCTGCGGGTATCTTGCGGGCCAGCCCGTGCTCGAGAGTGAACTGCACCCAGCAAAACCAGTACGGGTAATAGCTCACGAGAGCCCCGTCCTCAGTAAATGGGCCGTACTCTATGCCGTTTTCCTTAACGAGCCGCAGCCCCGCAATATACTCAGTGTTCTCGATTGCTTGCAGCACCTTGTCGGTAAAGCTCCAGACGTCCCGCCAGCCCTCGAGGTTTCTTTTGAAATTTTCGCTCGGCTCTCTGCGGTACTTCACGCCGCCGAGCGCCTGCGGATCCTGCTCTGGTACCGCCATTTCGCTGCCATGCTGCCCCGGGTTCCATGTCGCAAGCGCGAGCTGTATCGTCATTTGACCGATGTGCTGCGCCGGTGCGTGCTTGCCCTTTAAGAGCTGCACGCATAGTGAAGGAATGGGTGCCGCAACGTCTGGCGGCTTTCTGTCCTGAGTAGGAATGTACATAGCAAAGGCGGCCGGGTGCGCTGTCTGCACATTGTAGCCGCCGTCGTTTACTTTGTCGTCTGGAACTTTCAGAAGTATGCCGGGGCAGACTTCCTCCTCGAACCATTTGACAATATTGTCAAGATCGCTTGTTATAGCCATAGCGCACCTCCTAGACCATGCGGGTGTGGTGCAGGGCTATCTGGGTGATCCCCATATTTTCAGCCCATGAGTCAACAGTACACTCCCGGCCGTCCACATTCAGCGCGGAGCCCGGAGCTTTTTCACCCTCCAGATCTTCGGTTCTGGCAAATATAAGTGTGTCGGACTCAGCAACGCCCAAAATGTTGCCGTTTTTCATCGTGACAAGCGTGTCGTTGTCGATGATGATCGTTATACTTTTACCCTCGATTTTATGAACTTCTCCGAAGTTCTCGAGCTGTATGAATACAAGATCAATGTCCGACGCTATGAGGTCTTTGAGGCTCTTACTCAACCGGATCCATAGCACCAAAAGCCGGAGGGGCTTCGGTGTCGTCCTCCTCTGTAAAGTAATCGTCGAGCAGCTTGATGACTTCGGCCTTTGTGCGCATATTTTGGGCGTCGAGTCCGTAAGCTCCAGCGAGTGCCTGCAACTCTGTGAGCCTCATTTTGTCGCTGTACTCTGGCTTTTCTGGTTTTTCGTTCTGAGGATCTTCGTCTCCGTCAGCTTCCGGCTCCAGATCCTGCTCTGGTTCCTCTGCTTCCGGTTCTGCCGGATCCTTTGCCGGCTGCTGCTCGGCGCCGGCGGTTTCTGGTTCTGGCTCCAGCTCGGCCTCTGGGATAATTACGTTTGCATATTCAGCAACGCCCTGAGCCACGAGCTCGGCCTCTCTCTCAGGATCGAGAGAGAAGGGCTCGGAGTCTTTGTCTTTGGGTAATATGATCCCGTTCTCTTTATAGCCGTATACTCCGGCGATAATTTTAATCATTTGGCGGCTCCTTTCTTCGCATTTCTTACAGTACGCTCGCAGATACCCACGGATTTTTACTTCTAGGAATTAAGAGCGGGCGGCTTGTGACTTTGATCTCTCTGGACTCGGCCTTTACGTCTGCCGTGTACTTAGGAATACGGCGGCCGGTGTAGGTGTGGAACTCGCCGTCGTCCTGCTCAATCTGGGTAACTGCTCCATAGAGGCCGCGGCCTGCTGCCGGGGCTGTCATAATTACGGTACCAGCCGGGAGATATGGAACGATCTGACCGCTTTCGTCCTCGTAGGTCTCGTCGTAAGTGATAAGTTTTACCATGTGGCCGTCTACGTTCAGGACAGCGAAGCAGCAAGCTCCCTCCGGTAAATTCATAGGCTCGATAGTTCCGAGCATAATGCTGCGGTTGTCGAGGTACTTCTGGATTGTAGGATCCTGCAGCACGATCTTTGAAACTCCTCGGGCCATTACGCACTCAGTAGCAGGGAGCCCGTTCTTTGTGAGCATGTAGATCATTTCAGAAAGATCTCCGTAAATGTCGGCGCCGGTTGCGTTCCATTTTACTGCAGGTGTGTACTTCGCCGGGTTGGCTGCTTCATCGTAGAAGCGGATCTCGTACTCCTCATAGTCTCCGCTGCCGTACTTATCAGCGTAGTGTCTCAGCACATAGCCGTTGTTGAGCATACACTGGGCCGCCATGTACTCCTCGCGCCCTGAGATCATTGTGTCGAACTCTGTCAGGTCTCTGTTGAGGATCTGGGCCTGTCTCTGCTGAGGCGTTACGTTCTGGAAGAGCTGCTCGCCGAACCCTTTCTTGTTGAGATCGTCAATGGTGAGCGGTCTCTGTGGAGCGATAAACGGCGGCACATAACTGAAGGTCTTGTAACCCTCGCGCTCGATAGTGATACCACCCTTTCGAGGCATTACGCAGGGCGCGATCTTCTTGCTGCCGTTTCTATACTCGACGAGGACCTCCTCACCCGGGAAAATGTCCTCAGACACTCCGTTGACCGGTGCGGTAGTAGGGAAGTAGCGATCTCTTAAAAATGTTCTGTGTGTAGGCATTGCCTGAATTGCCGCCAGCATAGTGACGGTTCTGTAAATTAACGGTGTAGGCATTTCGATTGTCCTCCTTTTCTTACATAGCAGAGTCGAGGAAAATGCCACCGTTGCGGAGCGCTGCCTCGTCTGCTTCTGTGATAGTGTAGTCGTCGTCAACGATAAGGGCCTCTCTGTTGAAATGGCCGGATCTGTACGCTGTTGTAAATGCGTCGGCGCTTGTTGCGTCTACCTCGTCGCAGAGAACGCCGAACGGTGTGAGCGTCTCACTTTCTCCGGCTGCTGTGCCGAGAATAACGCATTTTTTTGTTTTGCTGCTCATTGCAACGACTGTGCCGCGCGCGAGAACTCCTTCTCCGCTCGCGATTGTGACGCCCACGGCGTCAACCGGGAACTTGCCGTCAATAAAAAGATTGTCAGTGTCGCAAGCTCCAATTTTCTGATCTGCTCTCATTGTGATACCCTCCTTATTTTGTTGGTGTTGTAGGTGCCGGAACTGCGCCACCGTTAGCGATCATAGCAGCGAGCTGAGCTACCTGAGCGTTTTCGTCGGCTGCCTGATCCTTTGGTGCAGGTGCTCCTGAGTTCGGTGTCGTGCCGACTCCGGCTGCTCCAGAGGCGGTAAAGTCGTCGGCGCTGTTCTGAATGTGCTGAGCTCCGAGCTGGGCCTGCTTTTTCATAGCCTTAAAAGCAAGCTCCTGAGCTGAGCAGGCTGTCGGTCCGTATTTAGCTTCTTTGATAAGCTCAGGATCTCCGACTGTTGCCTCGATCGTCTCGATCTCCTGCAGTCTGGAACGCTCGGCGGTTACGGCTTCGCTTGCTGCTGCCTCGCGGGCTGCGTTCTCAATCTGTGCTACGACGTCAGGGTACTGCTGTCTTAATTCTTCTGGTGTCATTTTGGTGTTACCTCCTTTTGGTTTATTTGTTGAAACGCTCTGAGTCGGAGCTGCTGGCTTCGATGTAGGCGTTTTAACGCTGTTAATAATTGGCACATTGCCCGGGAAATTGCGAAAGCCTTTGAGAGAGTGCAGCACTCCGTTGACGATAATCTCGTCTTTTTCTGAGCTCATGCACATGCTTGTCTCGCAGCCCTCGCGGATCGAAGTGCAAAAACCATTTTCGACAGCCTCGCGGCCGGTGTACCATGTTTCCTTCGCCATGATCTGTCGGATCTTCTCAGTTCCGAGGCCGGTTGCGGCGTCGTATGTTTCTGCTGCGGCCTTGTTGGCCGCTTCGAGTCTCTTGTTTACCTCGAGCAGGGCCTTGTGGTTGTAATTCCCTACAAGCGTGAGCAGGGCCTCGTGTACCATGAAAAGGGCGCCCTCAGCGATTTCACGAGTTTTGCAGCCCATAGCAATGATAGTGGCGGCGCTGGCCGCAATTCCGTCGATAACTGCAACGGTGTCGCCGTTCAGCTCTTTGAGCCGGTTGCAAATTCCGAGCGCGGTGTATAAGTCGCCGCCTACGGAGTTAATTCGCACGGTGATTTTTGCCTTGTCCTTGACCTGAGCCAGATCTTCGAGAAAGCCTTCCGGTGTGATATATAAGCCCTCGACCGGTTCGCCGGTCCACCAGTCTGTCGGTCTCTGGCTCACAACTTCACCGTACATGGTGATCTCGGCCTCCTCGTCGCTTACGTCGACGATGTTCCAGAACTTCTGGGCTGCGCCTGCGGGTGGAGCTGCTGGGCCGTTAAGAACTCGCAGCGGGATTGTTTGCTTTTGCATGTTGCTGATCCTCCTTTAATGAATTTTGAAGTATAAGAGAGGCAATAGCCTGAGTAGCCTCAGCCTGAGCCTCTGGGGTGGTGCCGTTAGCTTCCGCGATCATTTCGTTTTCGCGTTTTAACTGGTTCATGTTGGCTTCCCACTGGCCGCCATTCAAGCGGATCGTACTCTGTTCGTGGGTGCTGTACCCGTGCTGGTTTGCAAGGATCTCGGCGCCGATTTCTTTCGTAGGATCGAGCTGTCCCTGAGACGGTCCGATCCAGTCACTCCCGAGCCATGCTGCACGAATGAGCGGATCATTGAAAAAGCCGGGCGCCTGAATACGTCCGAGAGCTACGGCCTCAGAGAGCCAGATCTCATAAATGGGCTTGCAAAAATCATTAGCAAACCACTCCCGGCGCATTTTGAACGCTTTCCATGCTTCCAGCAGTGCGGCTCTACTTGCTGAGTATGAGGCGTTGAACGATTTCAGGAGCAGATCGGCGGGGATCTCCAGCGCGGCGCCGCATTGTTCGCAGAGTGCTCTAATAAAAGCAGAAAAACCGCTTGCCGGTCTTGTTGGTGCTGCGAACTTGATATCTTCTCCCGGTTTCATTACGTTAATCGTTCCGGGGCCCATTTCGTAATCGTCAGGATCCGAAGGCTCTACCTCTGAGCCGTTTACTTCATTGAACGGCATTTCATCGGCGCCGGTGTCGGTTGTAACAAAAGCCGTGAAAAAGCTCTCGACGAGGGCAGCCATGAGCTCACCCTCCGTGTAGCGCCTCATTTGCAGGAGCGGCTCAATAATCTGCGCCAGATATGTGACGCCTCTGTACTGCTCGGGCCTTTCAGACTCCATAACATGCAGGACATTAGGGAGCCCGGTTTTTTCTCCGTATGCCTCAACTCTGGTCCATTCGGTTTCGGCTGCTGCAATAATGTGCGGGTAGGTATTG